AGGCGCATAAGCAAAAGCAAAAAGCGCGGCAAGCACTCTAAGAGTGCATCTGCTAACAAGGCTAGTAAGAACTACGCCAAGCCATACAGGTCGCAAGGGCGTTAAAATGTGCATTAAGGCGCACTTTACCTGTTAATGTACGTTTTAATGTACATTATGACTACAAATTGTGCAATAAAAGGCACATTAAGCAATATGCAAAAAGTGCAAATTGCTAAGTCAAATGAGCATAAATTGTGCAAAGTGTAAAGTCAAATGAGCATAATGTGTAAAATGCCCAGTTTTTGATAATATAAACGTGACAAATTGTAAATTATACATACTATGAAACTATCAGAAAACTTCAGCCTTGAAGAGCTTAGTAAAACCTCTACCGGTTTGGATAACACTCCAAACAAAGAGCAGATAGAAAACCTCCGGCAGTTAGCTATTAACGTACTACAGCCAGCTAGGGATGCCCTTGGTCCGATTAAAGTTACCAGCGCCTTCAGAGCGCCTGCCGTCAATTCAAAGGTGGGTGGGGCATCAAGCAGCCAACATACAAAGGGAGAAGCGGCTGACCTTATGATGTCAGGAGGGCAAAAGAAGCTTTTAGAATGGATTATTGCGAACGTAGAGTTCGACCAGATAATCTCTGAGTTCCCTGATGCAAATGGCAACCCGCAGTGGGTTCACGTTAGCTACAGAGAAGGCAGCAACCGCAACCAAAAACTTAAAGCAATAAAGTCAAATGGTAAAACTAAATATGTACCTTTATGAGCGACAATAACTTTGACAACTGGCTAAATGAACTTGAAGAAAAACCACAACCTATCTGTAGCATCGATAATCCTGACGGCTGCGATTCTTGCGGCAGTTAGTGGATGCCGTACTGCTCAACCTATCCTAGAGAGTGTAACTGTTCGGGACACGGTAATTGTAACCAAAGAGCGAATCCTAAAGGACACGCTCCTGCTGTACAAAGACACGACAATATATCAAGAAAAAGTCAGTCTAAAGATTGAATATATCGATAGGTTTGTCAAGGTAAAGGTTGTCTGTCCATCAGACACCATCAGGCTTACAACGGTAAAGGTTGTTACCAAGACTCAGGTAGTAAAAGAAAATCGATTTGCAGAAAGCATAAAGTCGCTATCTGTGCTTTTTTTGATTATCTTTACAGGACTAGTGGTTATTTGGTTAGTTAAGTTGACTAAGTAGTTTTAGTTTTTTGTGTGAATGAGAAGGGGGCTTACGCCCCCTTTTCTATTTACCCTTAATGCTCTCCTTCCATTCTATCATACAGACTGCATATCGCTGTGCTGTGGTGGGATAGTCTTGAACCATTACCTCATCGCCCATACAGCGTTCAGCATATTGTTTTTTGTTTTCCGTTTCAAGTGGTTTCGGTATCGGCATTTTGTTTTTCTTTATCGTTATACAAATAATTACAGGAACAAGAAGCTCCGTGGCAAGTGCAACTCGCCGTCCAAATAATCTTTTCCATAGTATTAATTTACCAATTTACGATACACAAACTCCGCTACAAGTGGCGAGAAAAGTGCGTAAACAATATCAATTCCAATTACAAAATAGAATAGAACTGAGAACCAGAATGTTGAGCACAATACGCAGTTGAATGGCTTAAAGTTTAGTCGCTGTTCTACAAAACTCACATAGGGGTCAAATATATACAGGTAGGAAAACATCAATCCGGTGGCTACTACAACCACCCAGGTTTCATAAATTGTCATAAATCTTTACTTAAATTATCATCTTTGGTGTAGCGAAGATACTTCATAACTATGCTGCCATCCTCTACAATTCTTACCTTTCCAGATATTTTTTGTCCATATACATCGCTCCACTTCAAAGAGGTCATCTTGTTGTACATAGCCGAGAATATCATAGAGATTACAAGGTTCGCTGCGCTTTCGTTTGGCCTGTAGTAGTGCAGAAACTTCTCGCAACAGCGCATAACGCCCTCATCGATTAGCACCTGCACAAGTTCTTGGTTGTCTGGTGACTTAAATGAGGAGTTGGCTATCTCTCCAGCCCTGTCAAGTATAAACCTGCCGAGCTTCTCTGTTATCCTGCCGTTCTCCACCGAGAGCTGCGCCTCAATCTCTATCTGCTCCTTGTCGTATCTCATTTTCCAAGGAAGTAAGCATTGATAATATCTCTGGCATATAGTCTGCAAGTTCTGAAGGTCTCACCTTCATATTTTTTGCTATGCCAACGAGTGTGACGTTCTCTCTGTTGATGACGCGGACCCTTATCTGCTCATAGAGCTCAATAAGGAAGTCGGCCTCATCCTTGCTTAAGATTTCGTAATAGTCGTCCATTCTTTGTCGGAATAAGGTCTAATCATTTTCCCAAACTCTTGGTCGAGTTCTTGGATTTCATCCATCAGCTTCCATTCCTTCCTGTACGCATCCTTAATGTCCTTGAGTGTAGAGTCCTGACCTGTGTTGGCGAACAGAGATGCCATCTCCATAAGCTTTTGGTCAATAGCCTCTCTTATATTTATGTCTGTGTAATACTTAGATTCCATAAACTTCGTATCCTTTTATTTTAATTTTAACCTGATAAACGTTTTTTGGTAGGCTCCCGTCAAATTCAATCTTAACTCTCTTAAAATAGGTAGGAGTGTCATCTGCAACATACCCCTCTTGGACAAGACAATCAGATAGAAACTTTGAAACAAGAATACCGTTGTCAATGTCAAGACGACTATTGTAGCTAATATCCAGACAAAAACTTTCACAAGTAAACTTGTCAAATTTTTCAAGCTCTTGTAGAATTGCTGCTTTGTAATCATTTTTATATTTTAGTCTAGTTGCCCAGTGAACACCAGCGTATATTTTGTTTAGGCTTGGTGGCTTGGGCAGGTTTAGGATTATTTCTTCCAAAGCTCTAACACTTGAGAATTTCGGATGTTGAGGTAGCCGACCACTTTGGTCACTTTCTCTCGGTTGGCAAACTCTGTAGTCTTTGGCATTCTGCGTTCTTCCCAAGCTGGAACTGGTAGGTCCGTTAGGTTGAATACAAAAACACCAAAGGGCGTAGAATTAATGTACAATGGTATCGTACGAAACTCTAACGCCCTTGATAGCAGGTTGTCATATTTACTTTTCTCTATGAGAAGGTCATCGTAGTGTGTCTTACGACACTTTAGCTCGATGTCGGAGTTGGTGGCGACAGAGTAGCAATCGTAAAAGCTAAACTCATCGCGGCAGGTCTCCAGGTCAGGTAGGTTTCCCTCCTTTAGATAATTGAAAAGCTCTCGCTCATTTCTGATTAGCATCATTTATTGCAATCTTCAGAAGGATAAGATACCCGATTAGGTCGGATATTGTATCTTCTGTGTCGGAGTTAATTCCCCTATTTCTTATCCTCATAAGCTTATCGTCAATCCTTGCGGTCAACGATATTACAGCATCTGAGTTTCCAAAGATGGCAACAGGGCTAAGGGCCGAGTCACCATAGGCTCTATTTTTGGACAGCAACAAATCACGAACAGAGTTCGACATTTCCGTTATCTTATCTTCAGAACTTTTCATTTTCATCAAACAAAGATACTTCAAATTTATATACTTTCTTCTTTCCGTTAGATTCAAGTAACAGACGACCATTTATAGGATTAAAAAACACATACCTTTCGGAGTGTCCTGTGTAGTCAGATACGTCAAACTTATACTCTTGGTTGTTGAGCACAAGGTTTAGGTCCTCATCCAATTCAGCAGAAGTTATCTGCTCTATGTTCAGGTTAAAGAATAGGCAGATAGTGTTCCCCCAGTTCCTTTTGTACTCTCTAACTAACGAGAGGTTGGGCGTAGATTCTGCTTCCATCGAATTGGTTTACTTCGTAATATCTATTAGTCATTCTGTCGTAGTACATATATACCCATCCAAGCTTACCCACAGCCTTCGGCTTGGCTTTCACAATGGAAATCTTTACCTGATTAGGCTCGTAGGGCACTCCGTTGCTGTCGCACAGCCCGTAGGGGCAGCGCCAGATACTAACGACCATCATACCCTTCCGGGACCACTGCATACCACCTGCGATGTCGTTCATAGTCGGAACATCCACAAAGGGGATTCCGTCTTTGTACTTAACCTGCTGGTGCTTAGTGTGTACCGTTACAATGGTGTGGTAGTCGCGCTCTGCTGAGTGCTTCCTTACCCTCGTGAGAATCTGCCCGATGGCGATGTCCTCCCTTACTCCCGAAGAAACATCCGTCTTTATCTCGGTGAATGGGTCTACGATGCAGCCGTCAATCTTTATATTGTATCGCGATTCTATGTCAGCAACAGCCGTGTAGAACCCTTCTATGGTTATGTCTTGCAATCCTGAGTCGATGATGTAGAAGTGCTTGCTGATAAAGTCTATGGCCTTCTGTGCCTCTTCATCTGATGCCGTCACCATATCGTTAAGCAGGAATGGCTTACGGAGATAAACCCAAGCGAGCTCTGCGAATACATCAACCGGGCTTCCTGTTTCTGGTGAGTATACTGCCCACTTCCATCCGGAGAACTCAGCGAGGTTCATCATAATCTCAAATCCAAACTGGGACTTGCCTTGGTGTGCACCTGCGTATACATAGGTGGTGCTTCCTCGCTTTACTGAGTATTTGTCGAAGAGAGAGTGGAATCCAACCCATTCTCCTTTTTTCATACCATCGTTGCGTAGTTCGTAAAGTTGCTCTTTTACTTTTTCTATGTCGAATATAAATTCTCTCATTTTGTAAATTCTTGGTTGTAGTCTTGTTCTTTGTGTGCGAATGATTCTGATATTGGCTTTTGTTCAAAGCACTGCTTGACATAAAATTCTTTAATCTTTTTGCCTGTCAGCCCATTCTGAACCATCATTTGGTAGATGATTTCAGGGTTGGCGTTGATATGTTCTATGCTCTTTGCTCTTGACACAAACTCATAAGGTCTGTCCTCTGAGCCCTTGTAGTGGTTGACGTATGATTTACCATAGGTAACCTTCCAAGCAAGCTGAACCTTGTATAGGTATATTGTCTGAAACAATGGTTGCTGTTCTGTAGTTTCCTCCATTTTGTTATTGTGTGCAATAGCAGTCTCCTGTTCCTTCGTTAATCTGTTGGATTGTCCGCAGGCATACTGGGCAGGGTTCTGTAGTTTCTTTTATCATTTCTCGTTGGTGTTAGTATCCCAATGGTATTCGCACTCTCCATCTTTGATAGGTGGGTTCATAAAGTAGGATTGCCACATTCCCGTAGGGGCAGTGTATCGGTAGCAGGTCATCTTGAGGTCGCAATCTGCGCCACTACATTTAGTGATGTCGGTCATACCATCTGCGATACATCGCTGCCGCAACAGCAATACGTTGTGGGTAGAACGGATAGTCGGGCTTGAGTTTAGCCATAGCTATTCTCATAAACTGATTACGCTCATCAATTAATATCTTCCTCTGTGTCTTCATAGTGCTCTCCGTTGTTTCCATTTTGTCCGATTATGTCCATCCTTGAATTTAACTCCTCCTCCTTCTCAGCCCATTCAGCATCAAAGATTCTACGACTCAGCAAGTCCTCTTCAGACTCCTTTAACTTTCTGCTACCGCCAGATGTTTTCTGGTTGTCAACGTGACTCTGGCTGTCGCCTAAGTCATCCCAATATAAAAAACGGAACTTGTTATCCATATTATTGGTGATGAAAAAGGGGGCATAGCCCCCCTCAACATTCAGCTATCTAACATTGTTAGAATGGGAAGTCATCAGACCCTCCATTTACAGGAGCTGGCTTTGGCGTGTAGGCTTCCTGTACCTTTAGGTACTTCTCGCCATCGCGCTTAGACATAAGCTCCAGGTTAACCCAGCCGCTTTCGTTTTTAAGGCTATCGATTTTCTCGAAGTCCTTTGGCCCGAAGGCGATTTTGACGATTTCGCCATATTTGGTCTTGACCACTTTGGTCTTCCCGATAAAAATTGCAGTTTGTTCTGACATCTTTTTGAATAATTAAGATAAAATTAATTGTTTGATATGTTCATACATATCCTCTAACCTTCGAACCTTGATTTTGAGTTTCTCCACATCATCGTTCAAGTCTTGTCCCACATAAAGGTCTTCGAGTGCTGAGAAGCAAGCGAAGTACGCCCTTTCGTAGGACTTGTCTGCATCTAACCAAGACTCGTGGCTACGCTCATAGTCGTAGACACTCTTCCTGTCGATGTTTAGGATAAGTGATATTTCAGTACCACCATATCCGTTCTGCTTAAGTAAATTAACCGTAAGTCGTTTTGCTCTCGTTACGCTTTGGTTTTTCTTTGGACTCATAATAAGTTCTTGGGCAACCTCGGTGTACTGAGAAACAGTCTCGACTATTTTATAAAATAAAGTTTCTTGCATAATTGTTTGTGTATTCTCCGTCTAAGAAAAGACCTTCGTATAACTCTATACTCTTGTTTAGTTCATAGATACCGGAGTTGATAAACTCTTGACTGGAAGTAAAAATACCAATCTCATAAGGCCAACTCTTTTCCACGACTACAAAGATAAAAGATTCTACTTCAAATAAACTACTATACAATGCAGCCTGCTGATTATACAAAAGATACTTGGCTGACTTAGCGAACTCCCCGATGGGCTTCGCCGTTGTCTTTAGGTCTACGATGTAGTCCGATTGCCAGTTCTCCACAAGCATATCTGCCTTGGCCTTAAACTTATGCCCTTTGTAGAGTCCGACCTTCGGAACCTCCGGTCTGCCTCCAAGCATTAACGCTTGAACATCTGAGTTATTCTGAAGGCGCTCACTCATACCAAGGTAGTCTCTGTAGTCAGACTGAGATAGTATCAAGCTATCTGAGTTCTCTTCCACAAACTCTTGGTATACTTTGGTGCGAGCATCCCTACGAATATCACAAACAACTGCCTTATCAATACCTTCAAGGACAAGTGAGTGCACCGCCTTACCGATGTCAAACGCTTGGTTCGAGCCTTGCTGCCACTTACCAGTACGCCATAGATGGAACTTGGTAGGCGACTCACGAAGGAGTTTCAGGGAACTATTGGACAGATATTCTCTGTCGGCATAGTATGCCTCATCATCCTTAAAAATATCTTCAGTCATTTAGCATTGATTCAAGTTGGTAAATAACCTCAACGATATGTTCTTTAGACATTGACATAAGGTATATCTCATTGTCCTCATCAAACACTTGGAATAGGTCAACCACTTCTCGGCCCTCTTGCTTCTCGAAACGTATCGTAAAGAAAGTTCCGTTGGTCATTGAGACGGTATGTGAGTTGACGAACTCGTTGTCGTCTTGGTTATCTAAATCGCTCATTGGAATATAGATTCGTATTGCTCTGCGGTGTAGGTATACTTGCCTTCGAGTGCAGACTTGACGTGAGCCTCTTTTCCTTGCGCTACAGCCTCTTTCATAGAGTCAACGATATCTTGGGTCAAGGGACGCTTAGAAGATGCGGCAGGAGGCGAATCTTGCTTCTTGATAGCCATATCCACCTCATCTGCTGTAGCGATAGAAGTATCGATGCCAATTCCTAAGAACCCAAGGGCACGACCTACGGCTGAAGTTTCGCAGTTCTCGACATAAGACGTTTGGTTGATGCGGCTTGATGCCTTATCCTCCTGTGCCATACCCTGAGATACTACCAGCCCCTCAGCGTTCAGGATGCTTGCTCGTACTACACAAGACTCAGAGTCTATTTGCAGTAGTTCAGTATGGATTCCATACCCAGCGTAGGCAGGGATAGAGCGAAGGGCTTTCACACGCTGATTGACCTCAACGTACTCTTTTCCCTTGATGTTGGTGGTTTTGAATTTATAAGTGCTCATAGTTGTTTAGTTAAGTTTAGACAAAGATAATATAAAATTGGTTAATCGACAAATAATTCCACTTGTTTCCCTACATATTCTTTCAGTCGGAGTAATTTAGACCGCAGTTCCATTACCTCCGTGCGTAATTCTTGGATGTCTTTAATCATAGCATCATCGGCATTATCAAGGTCTCCCCTGACAAACTTACTGACACAAATCACAGCATCAGCGTAAAGGTCTCTGTAGTCTTGGTAAATCATACAACCATCGTGAGTACGCCGATAGTGGTAGGCACTTGCTCTGTCCATATCCAAGCATCCACCTATTTCAGGGTAAGTTGAATACTTGTATACTGCATTTACAAATGCCCTTCGGGGCATTACACTCTCAGGTCTGTGGCTCTTCTCGTTGCTGTAGTTAGTGTTTCTGGCGATGAAGTAGTCCCAGATACTTGTTAGTTCTGACTGATTGATTTTTATTTTATGTTCCATTTTGTTTTTTGATGTTAGTGTATTATATTATACTATTAGCAATAATAGTATACTATCTATATTATTATAATATAGGTTACTCGTAAGAGTAACCTTATAGTGTAATATAGATATAATACTATTATACGGGGTTTTTGGGGTTCGCTTACGCTCCCCTTTGTAGTAACTCATTGATGATTGTTGCTTGTTGCTCGTTCATTGCAGCAACCTCTTCGTGCAAAGCCTTAAGTTTTGCATACTCAAGTTTCGCATTGTCAAGCCTCTCCAATGTATGAATAAGGTCGTTAGTCCTTGTAGAATGTACGGAGTAGAACTTATCCAACTCCATAGTAAGGGCAAGATAGTCATCCTGTTTCCATTGATTAACCTCTTTCGAGAACTGAACCAAAGAACCAACCACATACATAAGTTTATCTAAGTCACTAAGGAATAGAATCTTAAGTGAATTGGTATCTATTTGTTTTTTCTTCCTTGTCTCCATTCTGGTATTGTTATAGTTAGCGTTAAGATTATGAATAGAATTATCATAGAGCCTGAGAATCGTATTCGTATTCTTCCCTCATATCATCCTCAGAAACAAAATGACCCTTTTCGTTTCTCCAAACACCCATATTATTATCAAACTTAAGGCGACTACCTGTAGAGTCCTGCACCATATAAATAGTGCCCTCAGCATCCCACCTATCCACTTCATCAAAGTAATGCGTTCCGGCGAAGCCCATACCTGATTCTGAGTACCTAAGTTCCATATAGACACCCAATCTTGCCAATACACTTGCCATATAGTCAAACCAATTTGTAGGCGGAGCCCAAGCCGTAGTAAAGTGTATTCTTATTTCTACTTTCTCCACATCACCATTTTGATAAGTCCTGTGATTGATGTCGTATACATCAGCATCCCACTTAACTCCCCAATTCGCTATATTCCAATGATACCAATCCGTACATCCGTATTTCTTCAAATACTTGTTGAACATTGCTTGGGTAATTGGTCTACCTTGCCAAGGCATCTCCCCCTTTTTCTTTAGTTTAAGGAACTCTTTTAACTCTTCCTTGGTAACCACCTTAGCGGGAGCAGAAACGCCGCGTAAGGGCTCCGGAGTGGGCAATGCGGCCTCAAAAGAGAATGCCTTCCCACCCAAGGTAGGGCTACCCCATCCACCCGAAGATTCCTTCGGTTCTGTAAATAATAATTTGGAAATAATATCATCGTATATCCCAAGGACAGAATGAATTTCCAGTGTGTTGTCGCAATAATTTGGCATAGTTTCTATTTTTTATTAGTTAGTTAATTCTTTATCAAATAGTTCCCAATTTAGCGATTCTTCGCTATCAAGGTCACAGGCAATTTCGATGTTGTTAAGATGTGTCCAACACTCATCGGCCATTCCCGTTGATTGTTGAAATTGTTTCGCCAGGTTATTTTCATAGATAAACCTTCGAATAACATATAGGTCATCTTTAACCATAGCAAGTCGATGCTTTAGTATTTCTATTTCAGTCATTTTACTTTTCATAGTTTCTATTTTTTATTAGGTTAATTAAATACAAAGGCGAACCTCTCGCATTGTGCTGTTCAAGTCATCGGACACAATAGTAATTGAGTCGTCAATGTAGAAAAAGTATAGGTCTTCGGTGCGTTCACCTTCGTGTACCTCTACCACCACCGCATCGTGGTCGTCAAGGTGCTGAATTGCTTGGCGTAAGTCGCCTATCGTTAGAATGGTTTTCATACTTTCTATTTTTTATTAGTTATTTTTCCATAGCATCATAGTTCCCGGGTCGTACCACTCGAAGTACCATCCGTATTTTTCTACCATAGCATTTATCTTAGGCTCTACACCAAAAGTGTTATTCCAAGCACTATGATAGTAGTCGAATAGTTCGGGAGTAGATTCTCCAGAAATCCAAATACCATCGCAGTCATTATTCTCGGCCCTTCCATAGAAATCATCGGTGGTTCCACAAACGTGGACACCTTTTTTCCTCAAGAAATCCATCATCTCAATCGTGTTTTTATTTTTCATAGTTTCTGTTTTTTTTAGTGAAATATAAGTCCAACCTTACCTGTGGTATTATACCACTTGGTAGCAAACAAATCGTACTCTGAGGCATCAATGTATCCCGCAGATAATAAAGCATCCTTTGTCTTAAATACCTGGCTATGACGCTCGGTATCTTTGTCAATAGTATCGACAAGTTTACCACCATCAGAGAATATAAAGTCAAAGTTATAGGGCATATCACTACCCCGAACGATATTCAGAGAATTAGTGTAAGCATAAAAGTTTACACTTGGATTCTCCCTTGCGACAGAATACCACTTCTCTAAATATGCAGGGGAATAGAAATCTCCGCTATCGTGTACACGCACAAATTCTGCACGTTTCTTTCTAACTTCCTTGGACATAATCTCAACGAAGTTATCTTCTAATGTAGCCTCATATCTTTTCTCAAAGGCAGGGCTTACATTGCTCCATATATATGCACCTTTCTGTGCATAACAATACTTCACACATTTATCGGCAAAAGGACAAATCATCTTGCCAGTTTTCTGTGATTTATAGGCAGTAATACCAAAGTTAAATAGTCTAACTCCGAACTTCTTGCCTGTCTTTTTAATCTTAGAATTCTGTGTTAATAGTTCCATATCATTACGATTTATAAGAAAAGTTTATGTATTCTTTTTTCTGCACACGCATAGATATAATACGCTCAGGGTCAATACTCGTATATCTTTTGCGGTTATTGTCCCAAATAACGAGCATAGTATCTGGAGCAGTACGCTTGCCTCCTCGTAGAAACTTATGGACACCAAACCTACCATTTATCTGAGTAAGTGAGCCGTCTTTCTTGCAGTACAATGCTCCGAATATAGTTCCGGTACTTTGTAGTTTTTGCACAATACTTTGTAGATAAGTAACCTCACCAACAAGTATATTTCTAAAGTCTAATTCTTGTGTCATTTTGTGTGTGTTTATTTGTTATTTTAAGTCTACTAAATTTCCATCCCATTTCTCACCATTTAAGTACCATTCCCAATTCTTCTGATTTATACTAACTTTGGGGATTGCATTTAGACGTTCTTTCGTAGTCTTGCTGAACCATCCGCAGTTCTGTATAGATATAGTTCCCTGTGGGTCATTATACTTATAGGCTATCGGGTTATTGTGCAACTTTAGTATGGACACATTCGCCAATACTTCTACCTGCATATTTCCTTTCTTAAATTTCCTTGCGCTCATAAAAGCCGCTACTGATTCCTGTGATATGTTTGTCATAATTGTGCTTTTTTGATAAAATAATTTGCTACTTCTGGTATGTGTTTTTTGTAGTAAGGTTGGTTGCTCTTGCACCAATCTTTTATTTCCTGTTTTGTACCAAATGGTTTCTGCCAAGAATTATTATTCATAACGAGATTAAACATAGGTTCTAGTTCATCTATAAAACACTGAACCGTCCAACCTTCCCATATATGCCTGTCTGTTAATTTATTCATAATTTCTATTTTTTAATTTCGTTTTCAAAAATTCTCTGTACTATAGAAGACGAAGCCCCTATTGCGCTAAAAAGATTATGGCTAAACTTATGTTTAATCATAATACAATTCTGCTGTTTTTCCGACATTTCTCGCCACCATTGTAGTGCAAGAATTCTATTGTTATTTTCCATAATTTCTATTTTTAATAATTGTTAGTATCTATATCTAAATCCTCAGAGTATCCCTCTAAGATTTCCTGTAATCTTATTCTTAAATCATCAGGTAAATCATACAACTTACCATTGACATTTATACGAGGATTCCTATCCCAAATTCCATAATTACCAGATTCATCATCTATGTAAAGACGTAGGGAGAAATCTATACCTATTTCTATTCCATAATCTAAGAAATCCGCGTTGGTTTCTTCTATCGATATGCTTGAAGTTTTCATATTTATTATGTATTAATTGTTCTCTAAAATCTTGCTAACTAAATGCCAGTAATGGAATCCTTCCCTTGTAGAATCAAAGGTGAAAGCACCGTATAAATCGAAGGCACTATATGAATACCCTTCGGCCTGGGTCTTTCGTATAATATAATCCAAATGCCCTGTATCATTGTCGTCCTCCACAGCAGTATAAATCTTATAGATTACATCTATAGCGCCCTCGCTGCCCAATGATGCAAATAGTTTCTTATATAAATACCTATGGAAATCTGTGTTTGAAAATTCTGTGTAGTTCATAATTGTATAAATTGATTGTTAAACATTTGTGGAAATAAAAGGGGCAGCATTTCTGCCACCCCCAAGGAGATAAGAATCCACATAACTTACCCCTTAATTATATCTTTAATCTCTTCTAACTTGGATAAAAGTGTAGCAGTATTTCCATTTATACCGAAGTATCTTTTGACATCTGTTACCTTCCAATTTCTATGAGGCTTGATGCCTGCTTTATATAACCTTACATCCCTCATTGATACAACTAAATTGTAGTATCCTCTGGAACTTGCGGCACCATTTATATACATAGGATTCGATAAATCCCTACCGAATTGGCTTTCGGATATCTGTATTAACTCTTTACTTTGCATCTTTGAAAAGTTGTTTGAAGATTTGTATGCCTTGAATGATTACTAATGGTATGAGGAATATGCCCCAGATTAGTATAATTATTTGAATAAAAGAAATCATAATGTGTGAATTTTATTTGTATAAATAATAATAGGACTATCCTACCATTTTGGGTTCTCGAAATATATACGAGCGTACATATTCTTTCTGTACTTTGGCTTCTTGTAAGTTTTTACAATTAGTTTAAGGTCATCCGTATCTTGGACAGGAATATATTTATAGCCATCCCTGTCGTATACCTGTGCGTATGCCCTCTTGCCAATTCTATTTTTAGGCTTAGACTCCCTTGTACTTTTAACCTTAGCGGCTTTGTATTTCCTTGAGCCAAGGAATAATTCTAACTCTTCTGGAGTTATTAGTTGAAATGATTGCGTTAGCATTTGTGGATATTTTTGTGGGTTATTTGTATAAATAAGGGAGGGTGATTAGCCCCCCCTATATTGGAACTATTCAGCGAAAACAAACTTTTGCTTTGGTACAAATGCTGTTTTGAGTTCCGGTGCACCTAATTTTGCTACTATTGCTTCGATATGCTTTGACATATGGCGTAGGTATTCTTCGGATTCTCCGGGTGCTTCGATTGCGTATAGTGCCTGAATAATTGCATATTTTGCCCGGTCGTTATCTGTAGCGATTCTGTTGCGCGATACGTTAACAAGTACGGCGGTCATTTGTGGATTCTGTGTGTTAGACATTGTATAAATAGTTTTAAGTGTTTCTGTTGTTGTTGTGGTTGTTCCACATATCAAATATACTGCAAAGAAAGTTTCAAACGCAAAGTTGAAATGTTGAACGGAACAAATTTTGATTGTGTGTCTAACTGACCACTAAGTCCGGGGGGAATGAATCAAAAACGACTCCCCTCCAAATCATTCACATTTTCTCTGTCTATTATTATACTACTATAGAATACTCTATACGAGTATTCTAGTATTATTACATTTATATTATTACAATATATAGTAATATAGAAAGTATACTATAGATAGTATACTATATATAGTATACTATTATACAAACTTCTTTTAGTAATTCATAACGTAATTCATTGTATATTTGCTTATGGAACTAAGAGAACTCATTAGAGAGCTGCTAAGGCACAGTATGCCCAAGGGTGACCTGAAGGTTGCTTTGTTTGACTTTCATAACTCTATGGTAGGCCAGAGTGCCTACATCAAGGTTGTGGAGAACCCCAAGACTGTTTGTGGTTCCTGCATTCAGAGGGTAAAGGCAAATGTTATGAAATACTACCACTACGAGTACGAGCCTAAGTTCGATGACGAGTTCTACTTCTCTTTGAAGTTTGGTGTAAATTCAATTCCTGTGTATGTCCTCCATAAGAAACGCTAAGAACGAAGTTGTCTCTGGCAGGGGCGCGGGTTTGACTCCTTTGCAGGAGCAGTTCATCGAGAGGGTGCGTGAAGAGGGGTTCGAGCATCAGGGCAGTATTGCGAAGGAGCTAAACTATACGAGCTACTACAGGGACAGGAACAACTACGGTACTGCTTTTTATTTGGCCTTGCGTAGCGCCATAAACAAAACCGAGGAGAAGGTAGAGGCAACCAAGGGTATGAACCTAGAGCTTCTTGTTAAGATACGCGATGAGGCTATGAGCACTGGTGATGTCAAGATGGCGATGGAGGCTATGAAGATGATTAACGATATGCAGGGCTTCAAGGCCCCTGTGAAGGTGCAGCAGACTAAGATTGATGTGAAGGCAACGATAGACCTCACCCAATCGAACCAAGACCTTAGTGGGTACATCGACATAGGCTACGAGGATGAAGATTAATCTTTACAACCCCTCGGCTCCCCAGAGGGACTTCCTTGACCTAATCCACAAGGACAAGCCTTTCATCTCTCTTGTTGTTGCTGGAAGGCAAACTGGCAAGACTTTTATGATGATGAACGATGCTGTTATGCGTGGGCTCAATAATCCTCGACAGCGTATGTTCTGGGTCAGCCCTATTCAGGACCAAGCGAACAAGGTGATGAAGGACATCGAGGCTGCGTTTATAAACCACCAAGATTTGTTTATGCAGATTGTAAAGCGGTTCGACAGGAAGAACAATGAGATGTTTTTCCACAACGGCAGCTTTATCAAGTTCCGCTCTGCCGACTCCGGGGACAACCTTCGTGGTGCAACTCTTGACTTCATCTACATCGATGAGGCTGCTTTCATAAGCGAGGACTTCATAAACGAGGTCCTGCTGCCTATGGTTACCCGAACAAGTGGTAGGGTCGTTATGTGCTCGACCTTTAATGGCAAAAACTGGTATTGGGACAAATATGTGCAGGGTATGGAGAAATCCAACTGGGAGCAGATAAAGTCCATCAAGAGGACATACCTAGACCTAAACGATGAGGGTGTCGACAAGACGGTGCTTGGTATCAAGCAGAGTATGACAAAGGCTCAGTTCGACCAAGAGTTTCTGTGCAAGCCAGTGAGTGGGGACGCTCTGTTCCATAACATCGAGGATGCGGTACGGCAGGCTGCGCCAAACACAACCGAACGAGTATATATGGGGATGGACATTGGTGTTGCCTATGACTACACTGTTCTAACTGCCCTGAATCAGGATTATGACATTATTGACATTGACAGGTTTCAGTATCGAGAACTTGCTATGGACGCTAGTGCCTTCAAGAATCGCATCAAGGACTTCTATCTGAAGCACGATGAGCATTTAATGGCCTGCTACTTTGAGGTCAACAACAACGACTTGCTGTTTGATGAGATTACCGATGATGAGAGGATGTACAAAATGTTGCCCTTTCATACAACAGGACAGACAAAGCCGGAGATTATAAAAAATCTTATAAAGCTGTTTGAGGACAAGAAGATTACCATCCCAGATAACCTTGACCTGATAAAGGAGCTTTACGACTTTAAGAGCAAGAGGAACCCAATTACCGGAAATATGCAGTTCTCGAACTCTATTGGCAAGCACGATGATATGGTGATGTCTTTGGCTATAGGTGCGTGGTGTGCGTACAAAGAGCAAGACGGTGGAGTAACAATGTTCTTATGAAATTCGGACTAAAGCTTAAAATGATGGATGCTGTCCGGGAGGACAGACTCGACAAATTTCTTAGCGATATACCCATCTTGGAAAGGCTGGATGTTATGAACGCTGCTGACGCTGTCGAGGAGGGCAGTTTTAGGGCCATAGACGCATCTTCTATAGCCTCCCGGTATAATGTGTACACTGACGTATTAAATATGTCTCTAACGCAATTTATTTTATTGGAGTACGCAATCAAAGCTGACTTCAACGAATCCCTAATTGCCAAGACGGTCATAAGGCCCAAAGATGAGCCTGAGTTCGACAACACGGACCAAGAGAAAGAGGAGGCACTTATTTCTTCGATATACGAGGAAGACGCTATTGCAGTGTCATACATAATAAAAAGTATGATGAACAGCCGAGAGTATGTTCTGTTCACCAAATTTGAAGGGGTGATATACAACAGGTACGAGCTGGAAGAGGGGGAAGAAGAGGAAGAGCCAGAAGAGCCAGACACCTTTACCGAAAGGTGGTTTTGGTATTCCATTGTTAGGGCACTAGCGAATGAAGACCTACAGAAGTTTCAGTACGTTTACGATATGCGTATGTCGGATGTTCTAGTTGAGCTTGCCTACCGAGTACAGCTTTCAAAACGCATTGAGGCAGAGCGTAGGGCTGAAGAAGCCCGTAGGCGTTAATTTGTAAATTATCAAAAGGTTTAATGACTACTTTGCATAACTTTATCAAGAATCTTCGTGGTTTCTCAGAGGGACATCAGATGATTCGAGTTTTTAAGGTAATCGGGTCTATCGAAGAGGTCGACACTATGAACGTGGATGCCCGGTCTCTTTTTATCTCAGTAGAGTCCACAAATATTTCGCATCGCAACAATACCTCAAAGGTTACGTTTGCCATCTTCGTAGTAGACAAGAGTTTTTCGGATGATGAGGATGCACTGGTTCTTTCTATGCAAGAGAACATATTTGTCATTGGTCAGGTGCAGGATTTTATTCTTAGCATCGATAATGACGTAGACTTCGGTGAAGTAACAATCGCACAAGCGCCAAACACTGAATACAACCTTACTGCCGCGGTCTGCACATTTGAAGTGGACTTCGATAAAAATATTTCTTGCGGAGAAGACTCTCTGAACTCTACCTATGTAGCTGAGTAATGAGCGCAGCTAGACAGGGAGGCCAGCTTAGGGCTATTATGGTAAGAAAGATTCGGCAAGCTGAAATCAGCGAAGCTATGGTTGACATTCTTGCTGGAAATAGTCAATACTATACTGGTAAGCTATCTCAGGCAATACTAAACCGCGACCTGTCTAAAAATCTAAGGCTTTCATATTCTATCAATAAAGATATGAATGTGATTGAAAATGTTGTCGTTACGTTTGTAAACAGACTGTCCGGCCCAAAGTACGCAGAACTAGTAGAAGAAACGCTTGGCGAAAACTCAAGTCAAGAAATAAGTGTAAGTAAAAGGGCTATTGAAAGCTGGATATTCGCAAAGGTAAAAAACGGAACTTGGAAGAACGCTTACGGCACAAACTACAAGAAGGTCAGGAAGTCAAGGCTTGGCGCAACAAAAACATACTTTTACCCACTCTCAGAAAAAAAGGCAAGAGCTAGTTTGGCATTTGTAATAGCTCGCTCTATCAACGAAAACCAAATACTAAAGAACAGAAGTCCGTTCTTAATAAACCCTAGGATTAACCTCCGCGCAGAGTTTGCGATTCTGTCAGGGCTTGAAGAGTTTAACGAAATATGGCTTCAAGACCTGGGATTTGAGTCAATCAACAAAGTAATTAGTATATTCCAATAATATGGCATCTCAAGACAAGTTAGACAAGGAAATTACATCGGTTAATAAGCTAACCGCCAGTATTGGTGCGCTTACCGCTAAGTTTACATCGCTCATTGAAGAGGGAAAGGACTGGAAAGCAATTCAGGGTGAAATTGGTTCAGCCGTTACTAAGTCTCGTGAGGACTTCATCAAACTTGTAAAAAGTGCTGAACTTGTTGCTAAACAATTTGCAGCCGATGGAAAAGCAGCAGAGGGGACATCCGAGAGAATTCAGGACCTTCAAAGGAAAGTAAAATCTCTTGACTCCACATACAGCACCCTTGTAAACAAAACCCTAAAGGAACTTCGTAAAGAGCAGACTGCTTATAAGGAGCAACTACGTCAATTAGCGGAACAAGAGAAGGTCGCCAGTCAGCAAGAAAAGGCGATTATACAACAAAGACGGACCGAGGCCAAACAAGCTCTAAAAGAAATTAAGGAGCGAATTGCTAACGAGAGAGCGGACAAGAAAAAACTTTACGACCAAGAGACTGCTCAGATTAAGGAGTTGCTAAGGCTTCAAAAGAATAGGCTCAGTCAAATATCTCAAGAAGAGGCTAAGGCTAAAACTGACAGAAAAGAAAGAGTCTCCGCTGTAAAAAAGGAGTTTAGTGATATCCTTACTCAGCAAAGAGCAGAGACAAGGTTAGCTAACGAAAAGGCCGCAGCAAACAAAAAGGCAGCAGCGGCAGCGGCAACAGCAGCAGAAAAGCAAAAATTCTTTGGCAAGGCTTTTACGGACTCGTTTAGTCCGCAGGCCATCGGTAAGGCAGTAGCAAGTATCGTAAAATTCATCGGAATATATGAAGTACTTGGAAGAACCGTTGGGCTTGTTTCTGACTTCTTTAAAAACTCCATTAGTCAGTTTATTGCTTTCGATGCAAACATATCAAAGGTTTCTGCTGTCACTGGCTCAAGTGGAAAAGAATTAGAGGCACTGACAAAGGAAATACGTTCTGTGGCTGTAGAAACAAGGTTTACGGCTTCAGAAGTTGCTGAGTTGGCGGTTGAGCTTGGAAAGCTTGGACTTTCCTCTAGGGAAACTGCTGGCCTTATTAATCCAATTGCAATTGCAGCACAGGCAACTGGCGAAAGCCTAACTTCCGTAGGCTCTGCCCTTGTGAAGGTTAGCAATCAGTTTCAACTATCAACAGCTGAAGCATCCACATCATCGGCAATCTTAACACAAGCTGTAAATAAATCAGCACTTACACTTGAAGATTTTGGAGTTGCAATTGGATATGTTGGACCACTTGCGGCACAAAGCGGACTTGATTTTGGCAAGACAGCCGCAATCCTTGGAGTTTTGTCAGACAACGGCTTTAGTGCTTCACGGGCTGGAACGGGACTAAGGGGTATATTGATAAAGTTAAAGAAACCTGGAGAGGATATTACCGAAACACTTAATACCCTTGCCGATTCAAATATCAGCGTAGCAAAGGCTGAAGAGCTTGTTGGAAGAACTTCCGCAGCTCAACTTATAACGATACTTCAAAACATTGATGCAGTAAATGAAAACATTATTGTTCAAGAAGGCTTTGCAGAGCAACTGCGAGCTACTGGAGCCCAGATGTCGAGCTTTAGCGGACAAGTCGATATCTTAAAAAGTGCATACGCGGAACTTCAGCTTTCGGTAGGAAACTTTTTAGTTAGAAGCGAAGTGGTACTTACGCTTATAGGTTCTCTTAGTTCAAAGTCAGAAGAACTCGCGAGAGGATTTGTTCTTGTTAAAAATGAATCAGAGCGACTTGGTGATGCTTTTTCAAAGCGCCTATCTGAGGGTCTAAAAGAAGGGAATACTGAGCTTGAAATATTAAACAAGTTGCTTGCTGACTCAAATGATGAGAACATCAAGGAAGTACTTGCTACTCTTAATTCAGCAAACCCAAAGTCACTAAAGGAATTAAATGATGAGTTAGATAAAATCCAAAGAGGCCCCGATTGGGCAAACAACGCAATATTTGCCATACAAGCGTTCAGCCCAGCCTTGGCTAACGCATCAAGGGGGATATTAGATTTTGTTCGAAACACAGACGAAACAACAAAGAGCGTAAAGGGATTAACATCACAAATAACACTGCTTAGGAATGAACAGACAAAAAATACAGTTCTTGAGTTTGGAGTTCGTTCGGTAAATAAACAATATGGAGAACAAGTTGACCGAATTGCAGAAATAACAAATAAAACAAAACAAAAAGATGACGCAATAAAGCTTTCTCAAAAGTTACAGGCTCGGTCAAATTCTGCCGAAAAAGAGTCAAACAAATTATTGCAATCTTCCGATTCGTTGGAAAGAGCAAAGGGCGTTCAGTTAGCAGGTCGTGCAAAAGGATATAATGTTTTAATAACTAGATTAAGGGAGTACACAAGTGTATTAAAAGAGAGCGAAACTCCCGGAGGAGCCAAAGACCCCACAGACAAGTTTAAAAGCGAGTTCCAGCTAAGGCTTCGTGGTTTTGAAATTGAAAGAAAAGCAGTTGATGACTCTTTAAAAGATTCCGAGAAAGCCTTTAAGTTTAGGATGGACTTAATAGAAAAGGAATATGTTTCAAAAGAGCAAAAGGCAAAGGAAGAAGGAAACCTCTTTGAAGTATTATCTAAAAAGAGAGATGAGCAGCAGTATTTAATTTCAGTATTTAACGAAGAACTTGGTGATTATGCGGAAAAAACTGGTGACCTTACAATTAGGGCAACTTCGTTCTTTGACGAGTATAGTAAAAAGTTTAAGAATAGCGCAGAAAACACTTTACTGCTAACAAACGCCACTGAAAAATTTGGAGATGAGCTAGAAAATCTGGCACAAAAAAACTCTGAGCTTTCTCTTGATAGTCAATTAACAATTGTCAAAGAAGCTAATAACCTATATACTGACGCATCTACTGCAATTGCCGCTTGGACCGATAAGCTAAAACTCTTAAACGAGCAGTACGATGACAGCACCTACGGGCAAATTAATTTAGCCGTAGCTCAAAAAAAATACATTGACCAAGTAAAGGATGAGTTAGACTTATTCACAAAGGACTATGAGGATTTATACACAGCCCTAAGCGCATCTATTGGTGAAGACTTAGCTAAGGAAATACTAAGGCCATTTGCGGATGTTATTGACACCCTTAGTGCTGATTTAAACAATGCCATATTAAATGGTACTCTTTCTGATGAGCAATTAACTGAGTTAAAAAGGAGGCTTGTATTCTTAAAGGGGACCCTAAAGGATGGTATCGGAAAGGATGATATTATTCTAAACATAGACATCACGCCGCAAGAGGTTATTAAGGCTGCTCTTGACACCACACTTGATGCAATTTCTAAATTTAACGATGTTGCCTTTAACAACACTAAGGATAGGCTTAATGCTGAAAAGGATTCTATTAAGAATGCTTCTGATGTAGAAAACGAAATACTAAACGCAAAACTTGAAAATCAGTTAATAACTGAGGCTGAGTACAGAGCGCAGGTTGAGAAAAACAGAAAAAAAGAAGTACAGGCCACAAACAAAATTGAAAAACAGATTTTTGAGGCCGAGCAGAAAAGGGAAAGACAGGGTGCTTTAGTAGATTACATTACAGCGCTAGCATCGATAATTCCAAACTTAATCGTAAGGGAAAAGAAGGGCGACCCTATTACAATATCTTTAATGGCAGCAATAACGGGAGCTCTTGCTACGGTTTCTTATGGAGCTCAAGTTAGGGCAATTAATCAACGTAAGTTTTTCCCAACAAAGTTTGCCGAAGGTGGTATTGTATCCGGGCCTTCTCACGCTGAAGGCGGAGTACCATTTACCGTTCGAGGACAGGGCGGGTATGAGATGGAAGGTGGCGAGTATATCGTAAACAAAAACTCTACGCAGAAGTACAGAACTTTACTAGACCAGATAAACGGAAAGAGTAAATCAGACTACAAGTTTGCGGCTGGTGGAATTGTAAAAGACCCAAGCGTTATTGCCAACAGGCAGATTGAGCTGCTTGAGGCTATTGCATCTTCAAACATTACAATGGTTGGTAAATTAGATAAACCAGTTCGTTCGTTTGTGTCAGCAACAGACTTACGCTCTGATGAAAACGCTCGTAGAATCCAAGAACGCAACTCTCAATTATAATGGCTATAGATATACTATATGACAACGGTGCTCCATTCGGCAGCCCTGTTCAAGCAGGCGAAGGTGGTGCTTTGCTAGACTACACTGAGACAAATGGAGTGGCATCTATAACCTATGAAGCTGGAGAACCGCCAGTATTCACCCCAGAAGCTGGTGATGTAGCGATAATCTTCAACACGGCAGACCTAACAGACTTTGGTGTATTTTATGTTACTGGCGCTACTATGGCCCCTATGATTGGAGAATACCCGGTATCGATAGGCGGGATTATTGACAAGAACTTTTATTCTTTTTCAAAGGAATTTGGGGAGTCATACAACGTACAGATATATAGCCTCGAACTATATTCTGAATTAGTTGCTTCTTTTGCTAATACTTTTAAGGTTAATACGCAGATAGCGAAGGCACACTACTCAGACCTTATGATTGCATATTCTAAGAATACATCTCATACCGTTGTGGTAGACAATTTAAGGAGAAGTTTCTGGGACAATAAAGACGCTTTGCTTGCAGACACTATTTTCCTAATAGACAACTGTGGCAATGGAGACAATATGGCATACAAGGTTAGCATTAACGACTCTACCTTTGAGGTGTTTAATAACAAATTTAAAAGTACGGTAAGCTTTAACCTAGCGTCAAGCAAACTGTAATTTATAGGTATGAGCTACAGACTAAGAGTAAACAATCAGTTCCTTGATTTATTTCCCAATCAAGAGATTGCCATTGGTGTGGATTACTATGACACCACAAACATAGATTCCATAAAAATACCATTTAGCTTTAACTCTGACGTTCCATACACTCTTAAAAACAAAACCGCATTAGGCTATAACGATGCCAACGGATATGGTGGTATTCCATTGACGGAGTACGATTATGAGGTATACAAGGGTGATGACATTGTTTCGTCAGGGAGGGCAAGGGTTCAATCTGTAGTTATAAACTCCCTTGAACCAATATTTACCCTTGAGTTAAAGGATAAGGTCTCTGAATTTTCTAAGGCTCTTAGGGACCTAAAGATTGAAGATATATACAACGATGCTTTCTCTACCCAGGTTAGGACTTTGTCTACCTACTTGTCCGCTAACCAAGGTTACGACCAAAGGGACATTGAGATACCATTTATTGATTTCGATAACATTCAAAAAACAACAGGATATGAATCACGTCAATTTACTTCGTGGGGCACTAGTGGAAAAAAGTTTGGTCTTATGCCAGCGCTTAGAGTCATTGACTTTATTGATAGGGTATTTAGTGCAGCTGGTATAGCGTACACTTCAAAGTTTGTTTCAGGAACAGGTTCTTGGGACCCTAGGAATCTTTACATACTTTATCCAACTTATCTATCGGCAACCCCAGCAAGCAAGAGAGAGAGCTTTCTGTTTCCATTTCCATATAATGTTCAGGCAAATACAGACCAAGATTTATCTACAGGAGACATAACCCTACTTGGAGTAAATTATACTATTGCCCCAATAACAAACTATAAGCTAATAGCAAAAGAATCATACGAACCATTTGGGCCAACCAACTACGCCGCAGAAGAAATCGTTATTTCAAGAGAATATGGGGACCAAGTCAGAAAGCCTGGCGGTGTTACTGACTGGGGTGATGAAAATGTAGGATATGTTTCCTACGGCTCTAGCTTTGATGCCAAGTTTTCTTTTACTAACGGAAGCGTAACCATTCCAGCCCTGAAGACCTGTTTACTTACAATCGATAGAGATATATCTGACCAAGGTATTTATCCACACATTGTAAGTGTTCAAGGTACTTCTAATGCGGTATTTACTCCCTATGTTTTGATTTACGAGTCATATACAACATCTAGTGCTCCAAAATACAGGATACCAATAGTTGACAATTCCAACAACCCAATACAATTAACGGTTGCATCTATTGAACAAAATACCGGAATTGATAGCAACGGATACTCTGTTCAGCCAAGTTCTACCATTGTTTTTAATTCATTCACAGGAAGTATTGATAGCACAGAGCTGTATCAGATAAGCGGGGGAAGCACATATTCATACGCTATTGGCGTTTATATGGATTCCGGCTCGATAGACGCAAGGACAAGCTGTATTGCTTTAAATCAGAATACTCAAGGTCTTCAATTGATTAATGTGGATGATGATGCCGTGTTAGTCCAAAATGACTTTGTAAAACAAAGGACATTTGGATACGACTGGAGCACCCTTGGCTTAAAGCTTGACAACATTGGCTCGGTTCCAGCAACAGTCCCAAGTGACAATTTTCAATTCAAAGAGTCTTTGTCTAACAATAAGTCTTATGGTGTTTATGACATTATGATAGACATTATGAAACGCTTTGGACTTAGCGTAATCTACGATTACACGACTGGCGATATAATTCTTGACAACCTGAAAGACATAAGGCTTACAATAGCTGCAATGGATGGATATCTTGACACGCTAAAGCCATTTGAGGTTGAGTCTGGCGTTGTCCCACCAAAGACCCTAAAGCTTTTAAACAAATTAGAGAACGGAATATATGACAAGACAGATTCCGAACTAGCTATTGGTAGCTTTGATGGTGTGTGGAAGGCAAATGGTTCCGGAGAAAAGTCTTTAGAGTTTAAGACATCTTTAATCAACCCAACAAACAAATCTGTTTGTGGAGAGCAATTCTTTGGCGACCCAATACTTTTAAGCAATGGACTTGTTGCCATTCAAGAGATTGGTGATATAAAATACGAAATCCCTGACTACGATAGGGTTGGGCTTAGGATATTTTACTTAAGGGAGCCTAACTTTGGTACTACATTAAGATATCCTGTGTTCCGCGAGTACAATGATTACGGGCAAAGGATTCGGCAGATTCTATACAAGAGTGCTGGAACTTACTTACTTCAGGGATACCCTGTTAACTCACTATCCGGTAATCAGATAGACTTGCGGTTTGTTTTGGCAGATGGCAGTACATCTGATTCCTATGACTACTTGGTTAGCACTGAGCGCTTTGCGGCAAACGAAAAAAGCAAGATGTCTTTTTACGCTGCGATACCCGATACTATGTTTCAGAACGGAGACCTTTACAAAAAGAAGTTTAGGTTTAATAAGACTGGAGAAAACTTTATCGTAAACTCGTTAACTGACGCTAAAATCTATAATGGGTATATGTATGGCAAATTTGAGGTGATTTTTGTAGATTAACCAGATGGCAAAGACTTATAACGATTATCCAGTAGCGGCTTCAAATAACGCCAAAAGAGCATTAGCTTGGCGTGAAAAGTACGGCAATGAGGTGAAGGGTGGAACTTCTATTGGTTGGACACGCGCCAATCAACTGGCAAGCCGTGAGTCTCTTTCGTACTCCACGATTGCTCGTATGGCTGCATTTAATCGCCATCGCAAGAACAGCGCAGTAGACCCTAAGTTCGCATCCACACCCTGGAAAGATAGGGGATATGTTGCTTGGCTTATATGGGGTGGCACTAGCGGTGTCAACTGGGCCATCAGAAAGGCAGAATCTATTCGTAACGGTCGTTTCTACAGTCAGGAAGATAAGGAAATGGTGGAGGGCATTGCAAGCATTGTACGCTCAATTGAAGACCTAAAGAACCGTATGAAGACGGCAAAGAAGGAGTATCAGAACTTAGTCAACGAGGGGGTAGAAATTACCCTTGATGAGTTCCTCAAGATGGTTGGCCTTAAATAAAATTGTATATTAACGAAGTATGAAAAAGATTAACGAAAAGTTACCCATTTACGACATTGTTATGAAAGACAATGAGGAGAGTGGTATGTATCGTATTTCGTTGGTTACAAACCCAGCAATCCAAGAAAACTTTATCTACTTCGCTGAGGAGAAAAAAGATATGTTCTTTGTTGATGAAGAAAAGGGTATTGTCGTTGGGCCTGTTATTGTGCCAAACAAACCAATCTTTCGTAGTGCAGAGACCGGAGGCTATTATGTCCAGTTCTCTGTCGATACAATTGAAAAGATGATGCGTAGTTACGCAGAGAAAGGTCTTCACAACTCTTTTAACATCCAGCACCAGTATGAGACCGATGAGGTTTATATGTTGGAGATATGGATGAAGGAGTCTGAAGAAGACAAGAGTAAAATGTACGGTTTCGATTTACCAGTCGGAACTGTATTTGCTAAAGCATACGTCAAGTCACAAGCAATTCGTGATGAGATTAAAGCTAGCGGCCTTAATGGTTTTTCTATTGAGGTTAAAAATTTTGATATGGTAGAACAAAAATTCGAAAGTAATATGGATTTCAAATTCGCTGTTGAGCTTGGTGAGCGTCTCTCAAACCTAGAGGCTAGCATTAACAAGCAAAACGAAACAATCGCAACCTTAATGGAACTTTGGGCTGAGTCGCAAGAGCAGTTCAACGAAGTCGTTGAGGCCAATGAAGAGCCTGCTGTAGAGCCTGCCGTAGAGGTAGCTGAAGAGCAAAACGTAGAACTCTCCGAAGAGCCAGTGGCGGCTGTTGAGGAAGTAGTTGTAGAACCTGTTGTAGAAGTACAACTAGAAGAGGTAGAGGATGCCTCTGTCGAAGAAGCTGAATTGACTTTGTCTGCTGAACAAGCTGGCGAAGAAGAGGAAGCAACGGTCGTTGATAAGACGATTAAATTCGAACGAATCACCTCTGATAAAATTAAGATGGTTGACAAGTTCTTTGGCAAGCGTCTTTATTAATTTGTATATTACTTAAATTCAAAAATAAAATGGCAATATCAGTTGCAACTTTAGATTGGGGCAACCGCACCCCCGACCTCTTTATCGATTCAATGGTAAAGAGTGCCAAAGTGTTGGACCGATTCCGTCTTGTTGACGGTGTCAAATCAAAAGTACAAGTCCCCATCTTCGATGCGAGCTTGACCTTTGGTAATGACTTGTGTGATTTCACTGCCGCTAGTTCTGCATCTATCGATGAGAAAGAGATGACTGTTGAGACCTACAAGTGGGCTTTCTTGAACTGCAAAGACGTTCTAGAATCTACCTACCGCTCTGTGCTTCTTAAGCAAGGCCAACACAACGAAGAGACTATGGACTCTCAGTTCAAAGACTGGGTTTTCGATTACTTCGCTAAGTTGTCTGCTCAGAAGGCTCTTGAGCTTGCTGCCACTACTCTAGCTACCGAGCTTTCTGCCGATGCTACTGTTCTTGACTACGACACAAACGCTGCTTTCACTGCTGCTAACATCCTCGACAAAATGGAAGGTGCTTACCAAGTTATGAGCGCTGATATGTTGTCTGCTGTTTATGGTGATGCTGACCGTCAATTGAAGCCAGCTTTCTTTATGGGAACTGCCGCTATTCAATGTTACCAAATCGCTATCGCTGGTTTGTACACTACCACTGCTCAAGGTGTTGTTGAAGGAAACATTCCTGCCTACTACGGTATGGAGGTTATTCACTTCCCTTCACTTGCTGCTGGTTCATTCTTCATCTCTGCTCCTGAGAACATCGTTATGTTGACCGACAACTACAGTGACGTTCGCGCTATCGATATGAAGTACGAAGCAGAATTGTCTAGCGACAAAATCTGGGGACAGTTTAAGCTTGGCTTCTCTTACCTGAAAGGTGAGGAAATCGTCTACGCTAAGAATTTCGCATAATAAATAATCGAGGGGGGCGAAAGCCCCCTCTCACTTAAAAAAATATAATAAAATGGGATGTGCTGTTGATTTTTCCGGACTTACTCTTTCTTACGCTTGTGGGACTGTTTCTTCCGGTGGTTTAAAAACTATTATTCTTGCTGACCTCGCTCAATTGAAAGAGGATGGCGCTATTACTGTTGCTGCTGGTGGTGCTGTCACTATCGGTGGAACTGGGCTTGTTACCTCTGGAGTTGATATCCTTACCCTAGGATTCAACAACAAAGATGCTTTTTCTAACTTTACTGACGTTAAGACTGTAAATGCTGATGGTTCTGCTTCTGTAGTTCCTACTATTCAGGTTGAGTTCTTGCGTATGGATGCTGCAAAGCGTACTACTCTGGAGGAGATTGCTACCCCAGGAGCTGAAATCGTTGCTTTCGTTGAAACTGCTGCCGGAACTTACCATATGGTAGGCTACGACTTCGGACTATACGCTGGTACTGTTGATGGTGCTTCTGGTGCTTCTCGTACTGACAAGAACCGCTACCAGATTACGCTTATCGGTGAAGAGAATGTACTTGCTTACACTCTTGACTCTGCTAACTGGGCTAAGGTTACTGCCTAATAAGTTTAACCCTTCATTGGGGAAAGGGAGGGGTTTCCCCTCCCTTTTTTTATTACCTTTACTTTATGAAATTTATTTTAAACGGACAAAACAACGAGCTATCATTTGTAAAAGCTCCTGCTATGTCAGACATCGCATTTACTATTAAGCTGACTAAAATTGTAGGAGAGCAGGAATATGTCTTTGATAACCTGTACGACAAGTATGATTTTGATGTAGCTAAAGACTTTATTGGTATTGACCTTGATATCTCACCACAGGAAATTGCAGGTGGGGAGTATAAGCTCGAAATTTATGACAATATCCGAACATACGGAAATTACATTTGTTTAGTAGAAGACTACACTTTTGAGAACTCTGATAGTAATGATGACTTATTTACCAGTACAGTTAAGATAAGTAACTTGTAAATTATATTAAAATGAGCGTTTTCACTAAGGTTGTTGATTTTTTTGCTTCGAACACTTTTGTTGTTGCGAAGGACAGCAACATTGCCACAAACCCACTCGAAAAGTCAATTGAAAGCCTAGACAATCGCTATGCGGTAGGCAATACAATCGCTGGCGACTACATCAAGTTTGGTTATGGCGATGACTTTCCCATCCTGTTGCAGCGTATGTACAACCAATCACCAGTTCACGCTGGTATTGTTACCAAGAAAGCAAAGATGGTTGCTGGAAACGGCCTAGATAGCTCCGTAGATGAAGCGTTCAAAGCTCCTATCAAAAGGGCAGAGATAAAGGCTTTCCTCGCTAACTGCGCTGGTAAGTCTCAAGGTCTGTACGAGCAGATAGTACACGCTGCGTTTCAGCAGGAGCTTAATGGTGCTTTTGCGTTTTACATTAAGTGGAACAAAGAACACAACAAGTTAATTGAGTTCAAGTCTCTTGACATTAAGGGTATCCGTATTGCGGAGCCAGACGAAAACGGTCGTATAACTCACTACATTTTAAGACGTAAGTTTGGTAAGGGAGATGTGTCTATGCAACACAACCAACCAAAAAAGATTGCTGCCTTTGATAAGTTCGGAAAGGAACACGAGCAGGTCCTTTATGTCAAAAATCCATACAGCAACAATCACTATTACGGTGTTCCGAACTACATTTCAGCGTTCCATTTTATCAGTGCGGACTACGAATTTGGTAAGCACATACGCAACTCCGCTGCCAACGGATTTACTCCAAAAGTTCTCGCAACATTCGTTGGACGTAATATGTCTAATGACCAAAAGAGACTAGAGTTTGATAAGTTCAAGGCATCATTCGTGGGCTCTGAGTCAGAGACAGTTATTGCCTCTTGGGTAAAGAGCAAAGAAGACGCTCCTATATTTACTCCTCTTGACGTAAGCAACTTAGACAAAACCATTGATATACTTAGCCGTCTTAATGACGCTAAGATTCTTACTGCTCACAATGTAACCTCACCAACTCTATTTGGTGTTATGGTTGCTGGTAAGCTTGGTGGTACTGGTAACGAACTCGTTAGCGCATATCAGATTTTCCGAGCTACGGAGACACTGCCTAACCGGGCAAACATTATGGACTCTATGAATAGGGTTCTTAATACCGTTGGTTATGACAAGATTAACTTGTCGATTATCGAAGAGCCTATAAACCTTGAATCGATTAAGGGGGCAAACACTAACGACATTCCTTCTGAGCAATGAGCATTGTAAAAGTTATCTTTATTGACGACAACTACGTCTATCAAAACTATCCTCTGCCCAAGAAGTTAGACCGTTCTTCCTTGCTGTCTCTTATTATGTTAGAGCAGGTTACCTCTATTCAGGACTTGTTAGGTACGGACCTATACGAGGAGCTTGAGCAAAAGGTTTTTGATGAGGATTTGACCTCAACAGAGGCTGGCTTATTTAAGTTAGTAAAGTACTGCCTTGCCCTTTATGTTGTCCGTAGTGCTATTTCTACTATCCGCACAGCGATAGGAAGCACAAAAGCAGAAGAAAAGAATTTAGACCAATATGCCCTTGATGGAATCTCAAGTGGGCTGGACTCCAAGATTAGTTATATCAATCAACGTATTGTAAATTATATCAAGGGTGATGCAACGCTTTTAGCGTCTGCTCAAGCCAGTACCAACGATTTGTTCAACGAGGAGGATTCGCAGCAGTCTTCGGTATACTACCCAGTATATCCTATTGAAGGCGATTGCGATACTAACGCATAAGGTCTATGATAGAGAATTTATTTACGTTTGTCCGAACGCTCGGCAATCAGCGCATACAGGGCAAAAAATTCTTTGTCACTCAGGTAGGTCTTCTCGGAACCGTTAGTGATAACTCCGGGTCAATTGGAACTGCTGGCAAGGTACTCTCTTCTACAGGTAGTGGAGTAAGCTGGATTACCGTTGGTACTGGCAGTAGTGACGTAGATGTTCTTGATGACCTAAGCGATGTAGTCATTAGCACTGCCGCAGAGGGCCAATTGCTGCGTTTTAACGGCACTTCGTGGGTCAACTGGACTCATTCCTTTCTAACCTCTTCATCTACGCTAGGAGACCTGTTTAACGTGGGCAATTCTGCTGATGGCGCTAACAACGGAGACATCCTTAGATTTGATGAGGCAGCTGGTCTCTGGGTTGCCGATGAATTTCCTTCATTTACAGAATCAGACACTCTTGACTCTGTAACTGACCGCGGCGCTACGACCACAAACTCTATAACCGTAGGTAATCTTTCCACATCTGGAACTGTTACCGCAGCCGTTGTTACCACCCCACTTATTGAGCGTGAGGGTGTCCTTACGATTAACAGCGAAGAGCAGGTTGACCAAGGTGAGCCAAATCCAAACTTGCTGTATGTCTCTTGGAATGGAGATAACAAATTCGTTATAAATGCTGATGGTTATGCGATTGCAAACACAGGCTATAAGGTTACCGGAGGCACTGCCTCTGGATTCCTAAAGGCTAACGGAACAATTGATACAAGCACATACCTAACCTCATATACAGAGACTCAGACCCTTGATGCTGTTACAGACTTGGGCAGCACAACCACAAACAACATAAGCGTTGGTGGACTAACTTCTACGTCTGTATCTACGCCAATCGTGCAATCAAATAATGGCGTTCTAACCATTACCGCTGATAGCTCCGGAAGTCTACAGCCAGAACAAGGGGACCCTGCGGTTAAAGTTTTATCTTTTAAGTGGAGCACTACGGAGTTTGGATTCCTAGACACTGACGGGAAGATTGCTTTCCAAGGATTTAAGACCCCAACGGGCACAGCTTCTGGGTTCTTAAAGGCCAATGGAACGGTAGACACAAGTGTTTACCTTACCGCGATGGGTAATCTTGACGATATTGGAGATGTAACTCTTACTGGTGCTGAGGCTGGGGATGTATTAATGTTTGATGGCGAAGAATGGGTAAACTCTCCAATCGACAGTGCCGACTGGGTATCTAAAGTACAGCACGAAGTAAAGGCCGGGGTTGCCATTACAAAAGGGCAAGCGTTATATGTTACTGGGGCAGACGGCACAAATATAGTTGTAGGTATAGCCTCAAACGTATCTGAAGCTATGTCTTCTAAGACCATAGGTCTTGCCGCCGCTTCTGCCGCAGTAAATGGTAAGTTTTTCGTAATTACCGAGGGTCTTATTGGTGGATTGAATACATCTTCCGCTAATGCAGGTGATGCTGTTTGGTTAGGCGTAAATGGAGCTTTAATCTTTGGACTCACAAACAAACCTGTAGCTCCAGCGCACCTTGTTTATATTGGAGTTGTTACTCGTAAAAACGCAAACAACGGAGAGATTTTTATTAGCGTACAGAATGGATTCGAGCTCAAAGAACTTCACGATGTACTTATCAATGGAGTTACCACCGGACAGCTAATTAGAAGAGAGGCTGATGGTCTTTGGAAGAATTGGACTCCAAACTATATCACCGCTAACAGCGCAGATACCTTACTCAATAAAACAATTCCTTTAGGAACTGGTATAGCCACTATAGTAAATATTGACTCAATAGACCCATTTATTGGCGAGTCATACATACCTATTTATCAGGACGGGATAAATAAAGATGGGACAATATCTGTAGATTTAGAGGGCAGTATATCAATATCCAATCCAGGTATTGGCTATTACTCTGGTCAGGTAAATACAGAAGGTGGAAGTCGTTTCTTAATTACCATTACGGGTAATTTAGTTACAGGTACGTTATCCGAGTTTAACCAAGCGCTTACTGATGGAACATTTGCCACAGAGTCTTACGTTGGCACTCAAATATCTAATCTTGTAGACTCCGCTCCATCTACTCTTGACACCTTAAACGAACTTGCCGCTGCGCTTGGTGATGATGCAAACTTTGCAACAACTGTAACAACTAGCATTGCAACTAAACAACCACAGCTCAACGGTACTGGCTTTGTAAAGGCATCTGGCACAACTATTAGCTACGATAATAGCACCTACCTAACTTCTGAGTCAGACCCAATCTTTACGGGCAGTGCCGCTTATGGGATTACGAATGAGAATCTATCAGAGTGGAGTCAAGCATACGGATGGAGTGACCATTCTACTTTTGGCTATCTGACTTCTGAGTCTGACCCTGTCTTTACGGGAAGTGTTGCTTATACTATCACAAGTGAGAATATAACAAATTGGGATACTGCATTTAGTTGGGGCAACCACGCTGATTATGGTTATCTAACTACCCTTCCTGACCACAATCACGATGACAGGTATTACACCGAAAGTGAGTCAGATACTAAATTTTACTTAGCCACAAACCCAAGTGACTATCAAACAACAACTGGAACCGTTGCAAACATTGCAAGTGGAACTATATCAAACCTAAATGCAGCTTGGACTGCGCCAGGTTCCTCCATAGCCAATGGCTTTGTCGTTTATAGATATGGTAGTAGCTCTACAAATCAACCCGTTGTTGCTGACAATGCAAACTGGTTAATAAACATATACTCGCATCCCGCGGAAGGAGTTTCATCTTACGGTCATCAGCTTGCTGCTGCCAACGGAAACAACATATATTTTCGTTCTGTAAGCAATGGAACATTTAGTGGGTGGCACAAGTTCTGGAGCACTAACGACTTTAGTTCTGCCACATTTGACAACTGGAATGCGGCATACAACAATACCATTACCGCGGCATCATTTGCTACAGCGACTGGTATACTTACGCTCACACAACAGGACTTAGGAACCGTAACAGTTAATCTTGACGGTAGGTACTTAACGTCTGCAAGCGACTCACAGACGCTCTCTTGGGATAAACCATCTATTACTTTAAGCATTTCAAACGGTAATAGTATTGCACTCGAAGGTCTTGCTACCGAAGAGTTTGTCACAGGTCAGGGCTATATTACTGGCATTTCATTTGCCGATGTATCGTCCAAACCGACCACAATAGCCGGATATGGGATTACCGATGCTATCACGACAGCCAACATAGGTTCTCAGTCCGTATTGTATGCTGATTCATCTGGCAACTCAAACCTCCTTAAAAGTCTCGGTAGTTACGTTTGGTCTTCCTCAACTAATGGGCGAGACTTTCAGCAGGGTTTGCAAGTTAGTTTTGTCAGCAATAATGAAGGATATCAAAGTTATGGAAGTGTTGTCCGTTTACACACATATCCAAACGATGGAGCGTCTGCGGAATTATATTTCCCTTACAGTGAGCAGTATGGTGGAAACTCTATGCAATATCGTCTTGGCTTGTATCATAATGCTGGCTGGAGCTCTTGGAAGACGGTAGTAGATTCTGAAAACATTGGAGAATACGCATTAACATCGCTTCCTGCTCACAACCACGATGATAGATACTACACTGAAACTGAGTCAGACGCTAGATATCCTTTATCCAGAGGTACACTAGGTACAACAACAAATGTTGGTGATGCAACTGGATTTGGAAATAATTTAGCATCTGGTACATATACTAGAAATTATGTTGGTCACGGTGGACAAGTTTGGGTGTCTCACGATACTGGTGGCAGCGTAGGTAATTTTGCATTAGAAGTAACATATTATGGCGCGATGTATGTCCACACAAATGTGGATAGTTCTTCTTGGGCAACAAAGCAAATATGGACTTCAGATACATTTGCTAATAACTCCTCTAACTGGAATACTGCATTTGGATGGGGTAACCACGCCGGGGCTAATTATATAGTAAGAGGCTCAACGCAATCACCGGGGTCGTGGACAGAGGCTACGAAATTCCAGTCGGCGGGAGACATTGGAACTGAGACATCGAGTGCTCACTCATTGCAGATTTACTCTGCCGAAGGGAATGACGCATTTATGGCGTTTCACATATCCAGCGATTTTGCTGTATTTTTTGGTCTTGACAACACCACGAATAGACTCTATACTGGCGGTTGGTCTGATGGAAACAACAAGTATCAACTTTGGGATTCTAGGGACTTTAGCTCAACCAACATAAGTAACTGGAACACAGCTTACGGATGGGGTAATCACTCGGGACTTTATCTTGGGTTAAACTCAAAAGCTGCGGACTCTGAACTTATTGATGGAATTGACTCATCAAGCATCCTGTGGGGAAATGCTAGGGGAACTAACGATTCAGTTACAACGGATGCTGACGGATTAGATAAAACTGGTTTTTATACATCTAGCGCATTTGTAACTAGGCCAGAAGGTGTTGATAACTGGATGTACATACAGCATATTAAGCTGTACAATGACAACTCCCAATATCAAAAGCAAATTGGATACGATACATACGATGACCGTATGTGGGTTAGAACAAAAAGTGGAAACACTTGGAGTTCTTGGAAGGCTATTCTTACCAGTGAAAACATTGGAGAATATACTTTAACATCACTGCCTGCCCACACGCATACTATTGCTGACGTAACGGGATTGCAGACCGCCCTTGATGGAAAACTTAGTGCTGAATCTGATACGCTAGACAGTGTTACTGGAAGGGGAGCTACTACTTCTAATCTAATAACTATAACTTCAAGTGATGTAGGATTAAAGGTTCAGGAAAACGGAACAAGTACAGCTTGGAGAGGCAGAATTGGTTCTTTTAACTCCTCTGCTGATAAGTCGTCATTCCTTGGAAACTATACTGGAAGAGCAGGTGTATTTGGACACAACAACGCCTTAAGCGCTTGGGATGACCTTTGGGTCAATACTCTTGGTATATATGGTCAAGGAAATTTATATCTTTCTTGGAACACCTATGTAAAGGGGAATAGTAATGATACTAATTACCCTATAATCCATTCCGGGAACATAAGTTCCCAGTCAGTCAATTTTGCTACTTCATCAGGTAACTCATCAACTACGGACCAAACAGTCTTTGGTTCACTATTTATTAATGACGCGGCGGTAGCTACCAAGGAGTTTGTTACAAGTCAAGGTTACCTAACATCGCTACCTGCTCACAATCACGATGACAGGTATTACACTGAGACGGAATCAGACTCTAGGTATGTAAATACTTCCGGTGATACAATGACTGGAAACCTCACGCTAAAGTATAGTACTGCGGATTCTAGCGATTATGAGGGTTTGATGTTTGCGCCATATAGCGATGCTGAAGGATTAAACGATTATATTATTAAGGCTGGCTCAGATAGGGGTGTATTTGGAAGAAAGTCATTTGGGTGGCACGTTCATACAGAGTCAGCATTTGGAGTATACTCAAACGATTGGGAAAAACTATTTGGCGTAGAGGGTGGTACTGGAAACACTCAAGTGTTCGGAAGCCTTACTGTAAGCGGTTCAATCACAGAAAACTCTTCTATTCGATATAAAAAAGATGTAGTAGATATTGAGTCCGCATCCGCAAAAGTTGAAAAGTTAAGACCAGTACGATACAAAAAGATAAGAGATGAATCGGAGGAGATTGGTCTTATCGCAGAGGACGTAGCCGAGCTATTCCCAGAGGTGGTAAAATATGATAATGAGGGTAGGCCAGATGGTGTCAACTACTCTCGCCTAAGCGTAATTTTGCTGAAGGCAGTACAAGAATTAACAGAACGAGTAAACAAGTTAGAAAACAAGTAATATGGCAAATCTTTTAAGTACAGCTATAACTGGAACCACCACTACATCCGATAGTGTTGTTATTGGCGGAACATTCGCTAATAACGCATATAATTCTGTATCATCTACTCGTTTAATGTTTGGTGGAGGTGACGCGCCTAATAATTACTCCATAGGTACTAGTCTAAACAACTATGGAGGAAACTATACTAAGCTAGACCTACGTTGGCACACTGGTATTCGTATGGGCGCACAACCCGGTTATGGCGGTATTCGTTTTTTTAGCGATGAAACACTTGCTACTCGTATTATGTCTATTGGGGAGACTGATGCCAACATCAGAATAGATAATAACCTATATATTGGAGGTGCTGGAGGTTGGATTACGGACCTATTGGCCGCCAAACAAAACGCTTCTACTGCAATTACTACTAGCAACATCGGTAGCCAATCAGTAACCTATGCTACAACAGCAGGTTCTGCTACAAACTCGTCACAGCTTCAAGGTTATTCAGCATATTCGATTGTTGAGGAGTCTCGTGGTGTTCACTCCGGTAGCGACTTCCCCAGTGGCACACTTGTGCAGACCGACATCAATGCTGATGAATGGGCTGGTAATTCATTCGTAATGGAAGTATCTGGTAAAAGTTATGGCTCAGGAACTCCGTTTAAACTTGCAATGGAGGGTTACTTGTACGCTGATACAGTTATCAATGTTTCGGCGATGTCTTATGGCTCATACTTTCCAGGCCCTGTTAAAGTTATGCGCCTTAATGGAACACTTGCATTCTGGTGGCCTAGAGGCTCTTACTGGAACTCTTTTCAAGTACACGTTAGAAACGCAGATGGTGAATCTTGGAATAGGGTTACTGGTATTAGTGATTCAGTAGACCCACCGAGCGCAGACAAAAAGGTTTCTGTTACTCCTGTTCAAGTAATCCACACAAACAACATTGCTTCTCAGTCGGTAAGCTATGCTACCACTGCAGGTGCATTAACTTCAATGAATATATCCCAGTTCACAAACAACTCGGGATATATTACTAGCGTTGGAAACATTACAAGGCTGTGGGCAGAATCACACCCCACTGATTATTATGTTAGAGCAAATTGGACAGGTACTTATTGGCAATTAACAAGTAATCACCCAAGTCCGGTTCAAGTAGGATATGCGGATAGTGCCGGAAGTGCAGGTTCACTAACTTCAATGAATATATCTCAGTTCACAAATAACTCTGGATATATAACATCATCTGCTAGTATTAGTGGTAACGCAGCCTCAGCAACATTTGCGAGAAGAATTGCTGGGCCAGAAAGAATAGGTTTTAATGTCGGTGGAGACGCATCTACATTTTATCCTATTGCCATATCTACTGGTGCCGGGTCTACGGAATCACAATACTCTGAGTTTGTAATTGAGCGAGGGGGATACGAAGACCCAGGTTATACTGGAATTGCATTTAGTACGTTCAATGCTAGATTTACATATAAGCCAAGCGGATGGGGATATGGTGCAGTATATTTTAATCTTGAGCAGCTTACACAGACAGCGACAATGCTGGGTGACTATCTTGACCAATATCAAAGCTCTCAGGCTATAATTTGGTTAAGAGGAGCAACAAGGTATAATATATACTCAGTGTACGGAGGCATAGGGCTTATATTTACGAATGAGGGTGGTACTAGCTATACTATGGCGTATGGTACATACGACCCAATCTCTACGCCAAGAGAAAAGGCTACGACAGCCAAATACTATGATTCAACAGTAAGATATGCTGGTACAATATATACTGGTAGCAATGCTGTTATTCACGCAGGTAACATCGGCTCTCAGTCAGTAGCCAGTGCAACTACGGCGGGCTCATTAACTTCAATGAATATATCCCAGTTCACTAATAACAGTGGATATCTTACTACTGAAGCAGATACATTATCTAGCGTAACTGGAAGGGGCGCAACCACAGCTTCTCAAGTAAGTTTTACTAAGACTGATGACCACGCCATATCAGTAGGGACAATAAGAGGTAGAGTAGTAAATTCACAAGGTGGGGAATTTATTCAGTTGTACGAAAGAGTTAACATTGGTGGTCCAAATGGTTGGGGTGCTGCAAATACAGCAGCTCCTAGTTATGGACTATCTGTTTATGGAGGGGCAACTATTGGATACGGTAATAGTGGAGGATTGGCTGTAACCGGAACACTATCCGCAACAAACTTTAGTGGTTCTTCAAGTGGGACTAACACTGGAGACCAAACTAATATATCAGGTAACGCTGCGACAGCTACTTATGCTACTAGTGCTGGTAACGCCGATACTGTAGACAGCCTACACGCATCTTCTTTTGTAAGGAATGACACAACTCGACAATACTTAAAACCTTATTTTGAGTATAGTGAATGGCTAACTACGCAAAGTCCTTTGGATTTAGTTAATCAGATGGGCGGAGGCGGTTTTCGTGTAGACTTCTTGCATCCATCTTATACTGCAAATGGAAACTGGGGTCACGTTATGACTTGGTCAGGGTACAATGGCTATACAATGTATCAAATGTCAGGGAGCTATGGCGATGGTGCTGACGTTGAATTGTATGTTAGAAATGAGGCAAACCACCAGAGGAATGCTTGGTCTAGCTGGAGGAGATTATTGCACGACAACAACTACAACTCATACGCACCTACTCTAACGGGCACAGGGGCATCCGGTACTTGGGGTATAAGTATTACAGGTAATGCCAATACTGCAACCACTGCAACAACGGCAAGTAATCTTGCGGCAGACACCTCTACAAGATTTAAGGTCATAACTTTTACTGGAGAAGGGGGAGATTCTGGAAATGGGAATAGCGGAAGCAACTATGGTATCTACCAACAAGGTGGCAGTTGGACCCATCCTTACCCAGACTTGTGCATTGGGTTTCACACTGGTATTAAAATAGGAGCACAATCACAATATAATGGAATTCGATTCTATAACACTGAAACGTGGGGTACTGAAATCTTTTCAGTAGGTAATGGAGATAACCACGTTAGAGTATTAAATAATTTATATGTTACAGGAACTGTAACTGGAAGTAATTTATCTGGTACAAACACAGGTGACCAGACTAATATATCAGGTAACGCTGCGACAGCTACTTATGCTACAAGTGCCGGAAGCGCAGGTACCGCAGGCTCTGCTGGTTCTGTTGATGGGTTAACCATAAACAATTCAGGAGCTCCAATAAATCCTGATAACGTAACCCAAAACCAGATAGGTTACAATACTTCTGTTTCTTTATTCGGACAGACAGATGGGGGACTATACTCATCAGCGTACAGTAGTTCTTGGATTCACCAAATTTACGGAGACTTCAGGTCAGGCCAGATTGCAATCAGAGGTAAGAATTCCGGCACTTGGGGAGACTGGAGATTAGTAGTGGACGATAAGAATATCGGGACTTACGCCGTGCCATACGGTAATATGACCAGCAGCACCGGTCTTAACGACAATAAGCTGTACCTAAGAACCAACGGAGACAACAACCATTACCTATGGAATGCTGCCGACGACTGGGAGGAGCTTGTATACTACAATGGCACTGGTTTTAGAGTTAAGGGCGCAACCGGGACAGTCTCTGCCACGTTTACGGATTCTGGTATTTCAATAGGAACTAGTTCAACACTTATTAGGTCATTTGATGCTCAGGGGTATTTAAGGATATATGGTTCATCAACAAACTATCTAGGTATCGGGCCATACAATAACAATGGTTGGGTTTATTTCGAAAATAGTGGTAATTCAACTGGTATTTACTTTAATAGCCCGGGAAGATATGCGTTTGATTCCGTAGATGTAACTCCATATAATGACAACGAGAATTCACTTGGTAGTGGTTCATACAGATGGGCTAACATCTACACTGGTGGATGGCTCAGAAACTATGGTGCTCAGGGTATGTACAATGAGTCATACGGAACTCACTTCTATTCAAATTCTGCTGAAGGTTTTGTGGTAACTGGTTCTGGAGGCGTTGTTCAACTACAGTTCAGAAGCAATCATCAGAGTACACTTCGTGGATATGTCTATGCTGATACTAGCAATAACATTGGTTTCCTAAACAATGGAGGTGACTGGAGTCTCAGAACTGACTCCTCGAGAAATTCTTTTATTTACGGGACAGATTTAACAATCAACGCTGCTGGTGCGGCCTCTTCAAACATCATTATGAACGATGGGGACGAAGGTTCCCGTATAATCCATTGTAATTCCAACAGAATTGGTTTCTTGAATCAAGCGAGTAGCTGGGGTTCTTACTGTAATGATAATGGCTCTTGGGAAAGTGATGTAGCGATGTACGCCCCAATCTTCTATGACACTGCTGACACTGGATATTACTTAGACCCAAACGCAACATCTAATCTTAATAATGTAAATGCTATAAATTTTAGACCAAGTAACGCTATTTACTTCGGTGGAGGGAACAACTATTTTAACTGGACGAATAGTAGGATTTATTCAAACGTAGGAATTGAATCTGCTTCAGCAATCTATTCACCGCAATTCCGTCTAACTAATTCTGCAAATAATGCCTACATAACTGGTAACTCAGAATGGGGTATGAGGATGGTAAACGATAATGGTTACATTCAATTTGGTCCAGCGAATGGAAGTTGGTCTCACATATATTCAGATAAGTCATTCTACTTTAACCAAGAACTATACGTTAACGGAACTCAGGTAGTAAAGAACTCTGGCACTTGGGGAATTAGTGTTACGGGTTCAGCGGCAAGTTCCGGTCGCTCTTCATCACTTGATATTGTTGGATATGGGGATGGTAATATGACCTATTACCAATCATCAGGAACATTTGCTGGATATAGTGGATGGGCAGGATATTTTGTTTCGAACCACGGGAATGGTTCAAACTACTACAACCAGACCATCATTACGCCGTTCTGGAGTCCGCCTCAGTATTCAAGACTTCAAGGTGGAACCTTTGTTGGTCCGTACACTTTTTGGAGTACAGAGAACTTGAATGATTACGCACCGAATATGAACCAATACGTTCGTACTACGGATAACGTAACATTCAATACAACTACTTCTCCTACTATACTTGTAAACGGCCACTCGGATAACACCAAAGGATACCGTATTCACAACACTAGCGGTTCATCTGTAAGTGCGATGTTCACCAACTCATCTAACCAGCTAGTAATAGCCGCAGGTGCAGTTGACCAGATAAACCTCAACAAGAAGGTATATGTAAACGCAGTGGCACTCGGTGTAAACTTCGCACCATCGGCAACCGCTGGACGTATTGACGCATCCAACGACATTGTAGCATTCAACTCATCAGACGAGCGCCTAAAGGAAAACATCACACCCATAGCGAACGCACTTGACAAAGTGAAGTCACTAACAGGTGTAGAGTTCGACTGGAAGCCCGAACATAAGGAAGCACACGGACACGAAGGACGTGATACGGGTATCATAGCACAGCAGGTGTTAGCCGTTATGCCCACCGCCGTTAGGACTAACGATACAGGCTACCTAGCCGTGCGTTACGAAAAGCTCATAAGTCTATTGATTGAGGGTATGAAGGAGCAGCAGACACAGATTGATGAACTTAAAACTAAGCTAGATGGCCTTACAAAGTAGTGGTGCAATAAGCATAGATAACATCAGGACAGAATTAGGTCAAGCACAGGCTAACAGTTCGCTGCGCGCCCTATCCGCATTGGCTAATTTTTCTTCTCCTGACGCTATGGGTGAGTTCTATGGTTTCTCCGCCGCAACTGAATACCAGTTCTATCAAGGAGACGGAGGGGGTTTTGGAAATTTCGCTGAGGCCTGCTCTGATGCATCGAATCCTTTAACTCTATATTCGTCATCTACGTCATTAGCGGTAAATGTGTATCTATACAATGATGCTGCATTAACTAGTCCTTTTGACGGAGGTGGCCTATGGTATAAATATGGAGCATCAGTATATGAAATAAGAAACGGTGGTAAGATAGATGCTGTTCGTGGTTGCTAATCTTTTTGTATATTTGTATAACTAATTAGTAATCAAAATGGCTGTAATCGCAACTGTAGATAAATTCGGGATGACTTTCTCCGAAGCATATCACAAAATCACTCGTCTAACATACGAGTCCACCGACCAAAAAACATTTATCTATCCTTCACCTGTTTCTGGTGTTGATGAGAATGGAGCTCCTGTTCCCACAATGCCTGCGCCTCCAACAGAGACTTGGGTAAAGAAGAACTTCTGCCACATCGAGGTAGCAACATACGCTACTGAGGAGACTCGCGAGAATCACTCTGAGCCTATCTACCGTACGCACCTTAACTTTGAGGCTATCGTTAGCGCTGAAGCTTCTGATATCATCGTTCAGGCTTACGATTATCTAAAGGCACAACCTGGATATGAAGATGCGGTAGATTGCTAATATATTCGTATATTAGTACCACATTAATGTAACTTATTATGATTCAAATTTCAGAAGAAAAACTCGGTAGTGCTCGTGAACTTCGTGGCAAACAGCAACAAATCCAAATGGAAATTGGTGCTTTGTATGTCTCGGAACAGGACCTAAAAGCTCGTCAATCTCAACTCGTTGAAGAACTTCGTAAATCCGGCGAAGCAGTTCAGGAACTTATGACCGAGCTTGCCGAAGAACACGGACACGGAACGCTAAACCTGGAGACAGGCGAATTTACTGTGTCTGAACAGATTACTGAGTAGTTTCTCCCACCTTCCTTCTACTCTTTTGAAAGCCCTTCGGGGCTTTCTTTTTTTGTAAATTACTTAAACACTAACACGTTGTGAAGCCCGATTCCACAGAAGCTATTGCCACCACTTGGAGCCTTACGGCAAGTGGAGTATTGCTCACCCAGCTACAATCCATTCTTGGGTTGGTTGTCCTAGTTTTATCCTTAGCATACACCCTATGGCGGTGGCACAGGGATATAAAGATTGGTAAGTGATTAAGCGAATCTTCGAGAGTCCAAAGACCACAATACTTGGTCTAATTGTAATAGCGCTTTGTTTTGTGCTGGTTTTCCTAGAGAAAGCTACGCTTACAGAGCTGTCTTTGTTTATGGTTGGTGGATTTTCTATGTTATTTCTAAAAGACGATGTCAGCGAAACTAAAAAGCCAGACGGCAAGTAGGCGCATAAGCAAAAGCAAAAAGCGCGGCAAGCACTCTAAGAGTGCATCTGCTAACAAGGCTAGTAAGAACTACGCCAAGCCATACAGGTCGCAAGGGCGTTAAAATGTGCATTAAGGCGCACTTAACCTGTTA